GTTTCATAGTCTGTCACATTCCCCTCAATGCCGTATCCAGGCAGATTGCGGATAGCTTCGGGGATATGGTATTCGTTGCGATGATATGGGGCGTAGGCTCCAGAGCTACCAGCTATCAACGCTATATCATTTTTGTAAACATCGCCATACATCGGTGGCAGTGTGAAACGTACATAGAATGCGTTTAATGGGGTTATAAATGCTCTGTTTGGGTAGACAATTTGCCCGTTGTTGTCGTTATAGCCAATGTACTTTTTGTTATGGTCATAAAATCTGGTTTTCACATTTTCAATTTTGGCACTACCTGCGTACACGAAGATATAGGTTGAATTTGGTATAATTGGCGTATAGTTTTTTGAATATATAGCCTCTTTTGAACCTTCGTCATTGCCACTAGATGCGTTAATCGAACCAACTCCCCATACTTCGTCCCACAAGTTTCGTCCCTGCTCCACAATCTCTTCTGTGCCAGCACTAATAATCTCGCCAGCATTATATGGATAGTAGTCCGCAGGGAACATGGCTTCAAATTCTTCCACTGTGCTAGGCTCGTTGCCTGTGCCGAACATGGCGGTTAGGTCAAAAATCTGTCGATTGCTAAACGTCACTTTGACGCTATTGCCTGTTAAAAATGCGTCAAACGTACCACCTATATCGCTATCGCCATATGGGCTAGTAATCCATGACAAAGTACTTTTTCCAGCATTCACAGCTTTACTTATCTGGTTGTTTTTGGTGTATATCACTTCACGGAAATACATATAGACAGTAGTGCCTTGCTCAGCTTCGCAATCTATTCTGCACAGATATTTATGGGCAGAGTACACTGGCTTGCAATTGCATTCCGTACCTTGATATGTGAACGTCGAACACATCTGATTCCACACCAAATTCCTACCACCAACAGACTTCACGCTCATCAGCTTCCCGCCTGTAGGAATAGTCTTAGCATATGCCGTATCTGTGTCTGTTTCAAACTGGTGTGTGATACCCTGACCGATGGAATACAGTGCATTTACACGTCTTTGCAGTTCCTTATCCGTAAGCTTCACGTTAGCTATTTCAACTGTATTCTCGGCAATTTTTTCGACAGCCGTTACATAGTCCTCAGGCAGGCTGTCAGCTATGGATTGTGCTGTCTGTGCGGCAGTTTCAGCGGCTGTTCTGTCCTCTGCGACCTGTGTGGCATGGTCTGCCACAATAGCCTTATCAGCTGTCACCTGTTCTGCCAACGTCTGCACCGCCTGTCTGTCTGCCGCAGTGCTGTCTGCATTAGTTTTGGCAGTTTTGGCATATCCTGCCGTTATTGTCTTGTCGGCTTCGACCTGCTGTGCTGCCGTTGATGCTTGGGCTGCTGATACCTTGGCGGCGTTCTGTGCTGTGACCGCCTCAGCACGTGCAGTTTCTGCACCCTGTTTGGCGTTTTCTGCCTGTGTAGCGGACTTTTCAGCCGCTGTCTTTGCAGTTTCAGCACGGCTTGCCGCCTGTTCTGCGGTATCTGCTGATTTCTCTGCGTCTGTAGCTGATTTCTCAGCGTTTTCTGCCGCTGTAGTCGCCGTTTCTGCGGCGGTGACGGCTGTCTGCATATCTGCGTGCGCCTGTCTGCCTATGGCGTCTATGCGGTCTAGTGCGTCCATAGCCACATCAGGTGACGGTACTGCATTATCGCCTATAGCCGCACCGATACGCAGACGGAAAATTCGTGATTTCTTCACCAGGATATATTCCTGCCCTGACAGTTTTTTAGCCGCTATCTGACAGCTGACTGTCTGCGCTGACCGCAGTATATCAGCCGTAGGTGTCCATGTGCCACCTGTGATATCGACCTCATATGTCACGCCGTCGCCGTAGTCTATCGTCATTACATAGCGGTCTGCGCCGTCTATCTCCATGCCCTCGACCGACACAGGACGGGCATTTGTTTCACCGACATAGCCTAATAGGGCTGTGTTCACGACTACATTGTAGTCTTCGTTGATTTTTATGTGCATTGATATTCCTCCTTTCTATGGCTTTGTTACGATCCAGTCAATAATATATTCACCCTGTGGAACGGTAGCACTTGCACTTTCTGCGTTCGTCAGCGCTACTATCAAATTGTTGCTTGTGAAAAATGTTTCTACACACAGCCTTCTCGCTTTTGGTGCCGACACCTCCCGCAGACTACAGATGACCTGCGTGTTCTGAGTCGGTGTGAACGGCAAATTCAAAGTCGTTGTGGCCAGTGTCGTCTCTGACGGTACGATAAGGGTCTGAGATCCTGCTGGCATATTCATTTCATTGATTGCGTTCTGTGTGGCGTTCAATGCGTCGACAATAGCCTGTCGGACGTCTCGACCTGTATATGCTGTTGCCACCTGTGTGACCTCTAAACTTATATCAATTGCTTTTGCCATAATCATTTCTCCTATTTTCTTGCTGACATTCCACTAATTGTGGCGATCTTGTCGCCAAATGTCAGCACATTCTGTGATCTGTCATTGATGTCGATACTGGTGCCAATGCATCTCAATATTTCGTCGATGCCAAGGTAGCTATTGACTACGCGATACCTGCAGCCAACTGCAAAGCCGTCTAGCTTCTTATCAATGTCAATAGCCGATACCTCATACTGAACTTTTGCTGCTTTTAGTGCTCCGGCACATACTCTGCCGGCTCCAGACAATGCGCCTGGAGTGGTGATATTGTCGAATACCATAGTTCCAGCGTGTACTCCGTACCGCTTTATCAGCTGGTCATTGTCAATATACTTCGTTGCTCCCGAAAGCGTCACACGTTCGCCCGTATCATCGTTGATGACAGCACCTAACGGATACAGTCTTGTGATGATCTCACTTGGGTCTATCGCCTGCGTGATAGATCGCATATTCCTTCCTAGTTGTATCGTTTTATTGCTGAACTCTGAAAATTCGTTTGCTATGAAGTCGAAAAATCTAATGCCTCCTTTGCCGATGCGTACCCTCATTTCACCTCTGATATCTTCACCGGAAATCAGGTTTTTCGTCAATTCTGAGAACGTGTCTTCATATCCTGGATTAAATGTGTGCTGCACTTGCGAACAGTTAATATTGCCAATATGTATCTGCTTGTAGCTTTCAACAGAATTATTGTGTGCTGAAAGTAGTGTGGCTATATACGTTCTTATTGTGCACTTTAGCTGTTTGATAATTGGTACACTATCTTTCAGAAAACACAAACCGCCCTCGCAGACAACTTGTTTGCCAATCTCGCCACTATCAGTCATGTATGGTGATATCGTCAGTACTCTGCCATCGAATATCAGACTTTCCTTGTCGTAAACCTTTATCAACGATGTCAGTTCTTTTAAATCGGAGTAGTAGCTGTTGTCGGGATATATGTTGAACGTAAATGTGTCAATAGCGTTTATTTCTTTGGCAATGGTTCCTGTCAGCTTGTTGGTTCTGACAGAACCAGTTTCGTGAAGCGTCTTTGCATCATCGAGTGTAACTAACATAGTATTTCCTCCACCAGTTCGATTTCAAGTGAACCAGATCCGTATAGAGCTAAGACATTTGTGCCGGGTTTGACGACGAAATTTTGCATTCTAAACGTTGATTCAGTTTCTTTGTATAGGTTTTCTGTGAGGGTATGACCGTTGAGATCAAGCATTGTCAATCCTCGTTTGTCCTTATCGTTAGCATTTTTGTGATACCTTAAGCTCGGAACTATGTCATCTTTGGCATAAGAACAGAAGTATAGTACCCCCGGCTGGGAATGATAGCCGTCTGTGTGTGCTATGCAGGAGAGAGGCATCTGATTGAGGCAATCATCATCGAATGAAAAAGTGTCCCATGCTGTGTCTGCAAAGTCGTCAGAGACCTTATATGGTGCTACATCGAAAGTGACCTCGAGATTAGCTGTTATGTCATCTTCACCAAGGCTGGTCTCAACAGTTCTACACTTGCCGACAAAATGATAGTTCTCGGAATAGTTGTCATAAATATTCTGCTGTGGAGCTTCACATAACCAGCTCTTGATCTTCTCAATCCTGCGGAGCAGTGTGACAGGGTCTGTATCAGATACGAACATCTTGTATGATACTTCGGTGTCGTCAAAATAAAAATTGCCGTCATAGTCAGACAGGTCAATACTGCCGTTGCGATAAGGTACAGTCACTTTGATCTCACGCTTCTTCGGCTCTGCAACTGTTGCACTGATTATTCTGATTTTAAAATCCTCATACGACTTTTTGCCATTAAATCTGATTTGTCGTGTCATACTGCACTACCTCTTTTCTTTCTCGCAGCTCTTTCGCCAAGCATTACATCTATAAATGGAACTGTTTCCTCTGCAATCACTTTCCCATTAGGGAATACTATCACGTTATGAATAGTCTCTGGCATTTGTCTGACTGTTGGGACGACCTGCGTGTTTTCTGTGGCGCTTGTTGCTGCTTTCTGCGTGATACTGTGGGCATATGATCCATTATATACCGACCTTGCGACCCTATTTGTATCGCTGTATGTATTGCGCATATTCTCTGACAGTATCTTGTCACCAGTATTGGTATAGGCTTTGATGATATCCTTCTCTGCTGACTTCCAGCCTTGGATCTCACCCTGCGCATTCATTTTCGATATATTCTCAAATGCCTTTGAAGGGGAGTGTATATCATATACCCCCTTGACCGCCGCAAGCACTGCGTTCGCTCCACTTGTTGCGGTATCAATGACAGACTGCTGTGCAGACAGTATGCCTTGCTGCATACCTAACATCATTGCCGCACCTGTTTGTTTCCATACGTCTGATATCTGGCTTATTTGGTCACGCTTTTGAAGCGTCTCTATGGTCTTATCATACTGTTGCCTGAGCTCGTCGAACTCTGATGTTGCTATCTTCTTGCAGTCGCTCATGCACCCTTCCCACATATCACTGTACTTTTTCAACTGAGGCTGTGACATAGACAGTAGCGCCTTTATCTTGCTTGCAGATTGCGGACCTGCTTCCCGCAAGGTCTTAATAAGACCTTTATTCACGCCTCTGTCTGCAAGCGTCTTGATATCATCAGACCAACTTGCCATGCCGTCAAGATTAGATTCCAAATTCTGCATAAGCTGTTCTGCGGATATCTCAGCACCGCCGTTGAATTCGTCGAAGAGGTTAAGATTGTTTTGCAATTCTTCCGTTCGTTTCTGGATGGCTTCGTCATAGCTCTTATTCATCTCAACTATTGCGTCAACAGTTTCTTGTGATACCTTGTGTAAGCCGTCTTTATACATGACAGTGCGGTTATAGATCGTATCGACCTTCTTTGCGTTGTCCTCTACGGCCTTTGAATTGTCTTCGAGAGCAGAAGAATGCTCAGAAACGTACTTGGAGGCGTCAGCATAGTCTGTGTTCAGTTGCTCAATCTCTCCGCCTGCGGACTTATACGACTTCTGAAGCTCTTTTACAGACTTGTCAAGCTTGTCATACTGCTCCTGTAGATCCCAGTACTGACTTTCATCAGCGACGTTCGCCCAATCTGCGTTTAGCTTATTCATCTTCTCTTGAATCGGGATCATTTCTTTTTTCTTTTTGGCAATTTCTTCTTCAAGCTCTTTATGATTTTTCTCAGCCTTATAGAGGTCTTCTGATATAGCGACCATATCTTTCTGAGCTGCTTCGACAAGAAGCTGTTCTTTCTTTGCTTCTATGCACTCATAGACAGCGTCCTTATTGTTGAGAAGCTTGCCTGTCTGATCATCAATCTGAAGATTAAGGTCAGGCATGGCACTGTTCAGCTGGTCCACAAGAGTTTTCATTTCTGACTTCTCGTCATTAGATAAGCTCTCGGCGTCAGAAAGCTCAAAAATTCTATCTGCAAGACTTTTATAGCTGCTATACTCGGCTTCTATATCTGTCTTGGCTTCTTCTCTCTGATCTGCGGCTTTCTTCATGGAGTCTGTCAGTTCATTCGTGCTGTCGACTAACGCCTGCTCTTCGTCATTGAGGACTTTTGTTGAATCAGCGGCGTCATCAACCGAAGTTGCATAAGACACAATACCGCCAACTACCGTACCTATAATAGCTGCAATTGCCCCTACCGGCGACGCTTTTTGAGTTGCATTTAAAGCCTGCTGGGCGGTTTCAGCTGCTTTTGTTGCACCTGTAAGGCTCTTGAATGACTTTACGAGGTCTGAAACGTTATTTATGGCTTTTTTTGATACCATTGCCGACGTTATTCCTGTCAATCCTCCGATAACAAGGTTAGAATGCTCGCAGAAGAACTTTACACCGTCAATGAGGATAGGCAACGAACCTTTGGCGAACTTGGCGCCTGTTTCGACTAAATCTCCAAGGGCATTGCCCATATCGTCGAATTCGTCACTGAGGTCTCCATCTTTGATATCCTTGGTAAGTTCACTGAAAAGCTCTGAGCCTTTTTCGGCGGCGTCTTCGAGTGGGGCACTGAACTTATCAAAAATAGTTATGCCAAGGGATTCAAGGGAAGAGTCCATTATAGCCAGCTTACCCTTAAGATTGTTATTCATGGTGTCAGCCATTGTCTGACACGCTCCGTCGGCGTTATCTACCTGAGCTTTCAGGTCATCGAAAGACCCGCTCATGCCTTGAAGCATGGCATTAACGGACGATAAGTCTGTCTTATTGAAAATATCGCTAAGCGCCTTGGTCTTCTGGTCATCTGAGAGCTTGGAAAGCTTGGCGTTAAGGTCTCCGAAAATATCGTTGATATCTCTGATATTTCCCTCACTGTCAGCCACGCTCACACCCAGTTCTTTCAACTTAGCGGAAGCAACGTCTGTCGGTGATGTTAACGACAAAAGCATATTTCTGAGATGTGTGCCGCCCTCTGCACCCTTGATACCGTTATTAGCCAGTATTCCAAGAGAGGTGCACATTGTATCAACGTCCTGCCCTGTGGACTTGACCGTACCGGCACACTGGAGAATGCCCTCACCAAGCATAGCAACTGTGGTATTAGATTTTTGGGCTGTCTTGGCCATCATGTCCATATAGCCGTCAAGGTCACTCGTCTGCAACTGTAGTGCTGACATAGTATCCGTTACCATGTCAGTGCAGGACGCAAGGTCCATGCCTGAGGCAGTGGCAAGATTAAGAACTTTCGGCAGTGTTTCAACCGCCTTATTTACGTCATATCCTGCAAGAGCCAAGTAATTAAGAGCGTCAGCGGACTCCGAAGCGGTATACTTTGTAGTCTCACCACACTCACGAGCGGCGTTCTCTAACTTTTGATAGTCCTCAGCGCCTGTGCTGACCTGCTCTGCGGTCATGCCCATTGTCGCCGCCACATTGGACATAGAACTTGAAAAGTCTATACCAACTTGTGCACAGCTTTCCGCCGCTTCCTTGGCGGCATTAGCTATAGCTTTCAGCCCCTCAACTGCAAGATTAGCAGAGAAAACGTCCTTGAAGACACTGCCTGTCTGGTCAGCTTTATCACCAAGGTCTTTGACCTTATCTGACGTATCCTTGGCTTCATTGCCAAGCTCCTTGGTGCTATCATCTGCGGTCTTGGTCTGATCTCGCAGTGTGTTCAGCTTCTTCTTGGTCTTTTCAAGTTCTTCCTGATACTTAAGATATGACTCAACGGGCAACTCGCCTTTCTTATACTGCTCGTTGATATCTTTCTCGTTTCTAATGAGAACGTCAAGCTTTGTTTTTGTTGCTTCGATAGCCTCGCTCAACAACTTCTGCTTCTGAGCGGTGTATTCAACGTTAGTCGGGTCAAGCTTTAAGAGTTTGTTGACGCTGTTCAGATTTTTTGTAGTCGAATTGATATCGGCATTAAGCCCTTTCATGGCGGCAGTATACTCAGACGTATCACCACCGATTTTGACGTACATACCTTTGATTTTCTCATCTGATGATGACTTAGCCATTACTCACCCTCCCATGCCTTTATTTTCGCAATATACTTTTCATATCGTTCTTTGCTGATTTTTCCCTGCTTATATCGTTCTTCAACAACAGGCAGGTTTGATTTCAGTTCTTCGTATTTAATTTCGGGGTCAATGACCTTTTTGCCGGCGGCGATTAATCGCTGTCGGTCATAGGCGCAGGCATAGTTCACTACCATACCATACGTCATGCGGTCTAAATCAGCGACAGTAAGACCCCTGTTTATAACAAGAGAGATGACCTCCTCCGATTTGAGAGGCCGATCATCTCCGCTTTTACTGCCGCTTATGGATTTTTTCTGTCAACTTTCATGTTTGCCTGCAGTATAGGCATAACCTGATTATAGATATCATCAACAGGAAATGCACCATAGGCGAAGCTGTCAAGCCACGTCTGAATAGGCGGTATACTATCATCATAAGTCTTGGCAAGCACCCATAGGGTGCGGTATTCGACCTGTTGAACAAAGGCACCCTTACCGAACTGATGAACCTTGACAACGTCCTCAAGATACTCCGTGCCGAATGCTTCCTTGTATCGATAGAAAAGGCCTGCTGTAGCCTTGAAGCCTATCTGCCTGCTGTCTATAGTCAGGACTAATGTATTGCTCATTGTCATTCACCCGGGGTGTAGGTGTACTCAGGAAACTTTGTGAGTACTGTGTTACCCTTTATACGGAAACGTGCAATGTGTCCTTTCTTGTTGTTGACAGTAGCCTCAGCCGGTGACGGCTTGCAGGCAATCTTATGCTCTGTATACTCATAGTCCATACCGCTGTCTTCCTCTGTCTTAACTGAGAATTTCGTGCGATCTGTAGTATAGCAGTAAGGGAAAACCTCGGTGTATCCCTCGGCTTCTGATGTTGACTCATACTGTACGATCAAGCCGAACTTTGGCGCTTCTCCTGTTCTTGCTACTTCGACCAGTGTGCCGTTTTTCTCTTCGATGACATTTCCGTACCAGTCTTTCTCAAGATCATCACACAGGTCAAGTGTGGTGATAGTTCCCTCGTAACCCTGATTAGTCTGACCTGCGAATGCTACTACGCCGTCAGCCCATATCTCCTTGCTTGATGACTTCGGGTCAAGGCTTACCTGACGGGTGCCCGAAAGCTTTGTCTTATGATACTTAAGTTCTCCATATGTGATAGTTGTCGCACCACTGACATCTGTAGACTCTGTAATCAGTGCATGGGCAACGGCTTTCACTGTTCCTTTCATTAATATTCCTCCTTGCGATCGAATTCGTATACCCACATATCCATTTGCTGATCCTGCCCCAGATAGCCTGCGGCGACTGAGAAACATATGCCCTTATCCATAAGGGCGTTCTCAAATAGGATATGTGTTTCTTCATCTTCCGGCTCGCAGTATATTTCAACTGCAATCCGTGGGATAACTGCGACAGTTCTTCCGTCTGCAGATATCGTCTGAGGTGTCTTGTTTATCCATGTTGCGAACGGCAATTCCGTTTCCACTGGAAAATCTATCTTAGCAATCCTGTCCGCAGGAATGCCCGAAAGTGATATAAGTTCTGTCAATGTCATTTCGACTTCTCAATCTCCTTTCTGATGTTTTCCGGTAATTTTTCTTCGTCATACTCTTGTCCGTAAATCATGTGCGGATAAGCTTTCGCATTAAACGGAAGCGTTCTGCCACCACGCTTCATAGCATGGCCATACTCCAGCAGGTGTGTGAGAAGATACTGCTTATTCTTCTTGAAATTCACTATCTGCCGAATGTCGAAAGAGTCCTCGTATTCGGTGCTAACTGTAAGCGCCTTGGCATACTTGCCGGAGCGGTTATTGAACGTGAAGTGTTCTTGGACGACCTTGCGGGTTTCCTTTGCGGTCTTCTTAACGGCTCTTTTGGCGGCTTCATTAACACGGTGACTTTCTTGCTGAAATGCGTGCTGTAAAGCCTCAGCCATCTCATCAGGACTCATTGACATGGATTTCTAACCTCTTTTTCCGCTTTTCTATTGATAACTGCCAAGCCTGCGGCTTAGCGTCCTTTATCATCTGAACTTGAATGACGTTATACTGGTCGCCGTTCATTATCACAATGTCAGTCGCCTGCGGCTCGGCGATAAGTGGTATTCTTATCACCTTATCACAGCGGTGCTGATACTCAGCGGCTTTATAGAAACGCTCTGAGCCGACGGTACGATTGTCATATCTTATGCCTGCTTGCTTGATTTTCAAGCTATTGGCATTGATGATAGTTGCCATAGTGCATATTCCGTCATTGAACGTCTGCCGCTTGCTTATCATACGCTTCCTCCTGACATCTCCTCAATCTGACATCTTGCTCTCAGAGCGAAGAGCTGAGAGTGATAATTTTTTTCAAAGTCCTCGAAGCAATCGTTATATATATATCTGCAGCAGTCGATCAGAAGCTGGGCGTCGCCGTTGATATTTTCGTCAACGTTGATATCCAGCACCTGACCTGCATATCCGTTAAGTACTCCTATAGCACGTGCTATAATGCTGTTTATCTTTCTGTCAGTAGCTTCGTCTGACCAAGTTATGTTCAGCTGATTTTTAACTTCCTCGAATAATGCCTGCTGCATTTATATCAACTCCTTATGTTTCTGACGGTGTGACAGTGTATACTGTCGGGATAAATCTCTTAAGCTTTGAGATATCCAGATACCTGAAAGCATTGCTGTCGAGTGGCTTGCCGTTGCCGTATGTCTTGATCTTATATGTCCTTGCGTCATCAAGGAACTTGAATGAGTCATCAAACTCCAGCTTACCGCCCTTAGCCATGCCAAGACCCATGAAGTAACGCTTGCCAAGACCGAAGATAGCTCTGTCATCAGGAACGGCGCATGACTGGATAATAGTGCATGGAATAGGCATAACATCGTTAACCCATTTTCCCTGAACGAAGTTCGTTGTTGCAGGCATTACCTTGGTCAGATATGTCTTTGGATTGACTACGAAGATGAGGTTATCAAGCGGCCTGTTGTTTCCAGCCTCTGTCTTAGTAAGCTGAGCAGCGATAGTACCGATAGCCTCAGGCGACATTTCCTTGAGTGCAATCGTGCTCTGATCGGGGTATTTTCCGCCAACTACTGACGCCTTATCAGACACGTCCTTGCACATTCCGATAGGGCAGTTCAGGCCGTCACCTGTAACGATACCTGTTTCCATGCCGACCCACAGAGCCTCAGCAAGGATTTCACGTACATACCTATCCAGCCATGTTGCACCCAGATCTAACATATCGTTAGACACAGGTATCCATGCTGTAAGCTTTTTGAGAGAGACGTCGAAAAGCTTAAACGCTCCCTGCAACTCTTTGTCGATAGCGGTGTTCAGATCTCCCCACTTGGCAGTCTGTTCGCCCTGTTCGTTGACAAGCATTCTTGTGATGCCAGTTGTGTCCTGGAAGCTGATGAAGTTGAGCAGTGGGTGCTGCTGTGGAATTTCACCGAGCACGGACTCAATGATCGTGATTGGCATTGTTTTGTCGGCATTTGTCAATGCCATCTTCGGATCAGAAGACTTACCGGCAGCGATAACGGAGTCATAGTACTCTTTTTCATCGCTTGTCAGCATTCTTACACCACGTGTGCTAAGTATCTGGCTGTCAACAGACTCCGTGGTGCTCTTTACCTCATTCATGATAGTATCTGAAATCAGGTTGCCGTACTTATCCAGAGCATTTTCCATTGCTTTATCATCGCCATTTTTTATAGCGACTGAAAGCGATGCCAGGATATCTTCTTTCTGTTCCTTGAGTGTGTCGAGATTAATCATTTTTTTACCTCCAATTTCATAAACTTTTCAAATGCCGATATAGCGGCATTTTCTTTCTCTTCTTTGCTTTTTTCAGCAGGTAAGGCCTGCTGTGCAGTTGACTGCTTATACAGCTCAATAAGCTTATCCATGCTTTCACCGTCAAGAACACTTGACATTGTGTATCGCTTTACGTCACTGAGCATGGTTGCCATATCAACAGGCTGTTTCCCAGTCGATATGGTATCACATAGGCCATACGAAAGACATTCATCAGCTGTGAGCCATGTTCCCACCTTGACCATTTCGGAAATTTTTTCACGACTACACTTACCACCGCAACGTTCGGCATATGTTGAGATAGCGGTGTCAGTCATCTTATCCAGCTCGTCAGCAGCGATTCTCATATCATCGGCATTTCCTTCACAATAGCAGGACGCCTGATGAATCATCATGAGGCTGTTGTTGTACATGACGATCTCGTCCGCTGCCATGGCTATAACGCTAGCTATCGAACAAGCCCAGCCGTCAACATAACAAGTCACTTTTGCTTTATGCCGCTTTAAAATATTTCCAATAGCGACGCCCTCTTTGATCTGACCGCCAAGAGAGTTGATGTACAGATTGATGTGCTCACAGTCCTTGTATTCTTCCAGCTTTTTGGAAAAATAGCTCGCACCTGTCTTGCTCTCCTCAAATTTTCCCTTTGCCAAATCATAGGCAAGTCCTCCACGGACCTGAGAATACAAATATAAGTTAAGCTCCGTTGGCTTATCTGCCTCTAACCTGAATTCAAATCGATTTAAAATGCTATTCATCGTTTCCACCTCCTTCTATCGTTTCATAGTTCTTGGTTCGGGTGTGCTGATCCGCCCAACTTTCAGAAATTCGTTCTTCTCCGACCTTTTCTCTCAGCTCATTGGTCGAATAGAAACCACTGGAAATCAGCTTGTCAACGGAATTCGCCATTTCGAGAATATCGAAATGTTTGATATTTTCCGTGCAAACCTTTGCGTAGTTTCCTTTCAAGACCTGCTCTTTCGTGTATCGTTTTGCGGTAATCTCGTCAGATAGCATTTTCGCAAAAGGATCTACGGCAAAAGTAAGAGTCATCGACAAAGCCTCACTGATATTTTCAACATTTCCCTTGACGATAGCCGGTGACACGTTATATGCAATAGCAGCCTTTTCAAGAGCATCGTTGAGTATCGAGATGTAGTCCGTTGTTTCCGAAACAGTCCGCTTGGTTTCTCCGTTGCTCTGTGGCGTGTATTTCATTCCACCCCACAGAGGCAGAACTGCATTCTTTGCCTCAAAGTACGTTTTGAAATACTTGTTCATTAACTCTTGAAATTTCTCCTCGTAGTTCGGCTGTCCTTGAGCCATGGGTGTTATCTCGAGTATACCTTTCTGCGTTCCACTCTTTGCATAGACCGTTGAAGATGTTTCAAGAAATTTGTTGTGATTTTCAAGCATTTCAGATAGAATCTGCCTTACTCCGCCGTTTGAAAATCTTAGAAAGAGAACATCATTCATATCAAACCTTTTTTCAAAAGTAAAAGAACCTTTTGAAACTTGCGAAAAAAAGTTCGGATACAACGCATATTCCTGTGTGCTCCAGCCGTCGGCACATATCAACTGCTGACCTGCACTGACTATCAGACTGTTTCCCAGTATCAAAGTTTTCCGAACTATTTCATTCTTAAACTGTGCGGCCGTCTGGTTTGCGTTTGGACGAACATTGAAAAGATACCATTCTTCACCCTTGAATGATTTTCCATTGTGATAGGTTTTTATTTCGCACTTGGATATAAGTGCAGCAAGAATCTCGACAACTACCTGAATAGCATATGCCTGAACAGCTATTCGTACATCATCGTCATATCCTACTGACTTGACACTTATAACTTCGTCACTTTTGGCGTTGATAATTCTTGATATCAACGATTTTAAACCCATTGCTTATCCTCCTTCCGCTAGAATGTGAAAACGCCAGGAATGTTTGTATTCATTGGCATACTTGATATTTGCTCAGAAATTTTATTCTGAGCTACTTTCGCAGCAACGTAAGCTTTGAACGGGTCTGTCTTGCGTGATTTCGGCTCTATTTTACCATATGTCATATTGCCTGCGGACGAAGTGCATACCTTGGTATTGTTCATAGCCCAGCGGAAAATGGGATTGTCTCCGACTGCAAGCTTATGATTCACCAGCTGACTTGTGATTACAGGCATTATCATCATTTCATTTGACGGACGGACAAGCATGATATTCCCGTAGCCTTTTTCGTCAGAAGCGTAGAGATTCTCTTTAAGCGCCCTCCTAAGCAGTGTATAGCGATAGTTATCGATGCCAGTCATTGCGACTTTTGCATTCAATTCCGCCACTTTCTGCGCCACCCATATAACTGGTATCTCAGGCGGTATCTCTGGACCGTCAACGAATGACAGTAGCCCCGCCGCTTCCCATTCTTGCAGTGGAGCCTTGATTCTTGATAGATCTGCAGAAGCCTTGCACACCCAGGTGTGCGTTATCCATACGTCAGTTCCGTCTACGTCGAAGAGCAAGCCTGCTGAAAGGAAGTCATCGGTCTTCATATAGTCAAAGCCTGCTGTGCATTGCTTGCCCTGAAGCTTTGACAAATATGGTGTGATATCCTGATTAGTCGCCAGGATATTGTCAAAGGCGGTTATACCGCCCTCAGTCTGCTGTGGCAGGCAGTTCATGCGTTTAACTGCAAAGCTGATGTTGCTTATCTTATCGTCGAGATAATTTTGAAATTCAGTCTTCATTTCCTGAAGAAGATCGGGCAGGTATTGCAGTGATGGGTTTGCCTTATACCACATTTCAGGCATTTCAACTTCTTCTGGCTTATCTACTCTTGTAATGAATGGTAGCATGCCGTTATCATCTATTTCACCGTTAAGAATTCTAATCCCTTTGGTCTTATCTTTGTCAAGTGGACCTTCACGGACGAATCCGTCGGTGCTTATGATCGTGCGGCGTGGGCGTGGCTTTTTTCCAAGGCCGCCAACAGCAACATCTATGAGCTTACTGTTCTCATATGCGTGCTCTTCATCATGGTCTACCTTGCCCGGTCTTGCACCGTCGGCAGATTTCGGGCTCGATGTTCTGTATCGCAAGACGGATTTTGTTTTAAGATTTATGATTTTTTCTGTGTTCCAGTAAAAAAATCTCTGCATCTTGTCACGGTTGTCTTCAAGTACGTTGTACACATCATTGAACGTGGTCTTAGCCTGATCTTCTGTCGTGGCAAAAATATCGATGTTGTAATGCTTGATGCCATTTGTCGGTGTTAGCAAACAGAAATCTTCAAAGCCTAAGTAGCCGTTTTTTCCTGCTCCTCGACCGACGTAGAGAAACAGTACAGGCCATCGTAAGGAGTCATTGGACTTATAGGTGCAGTTGTGAAGGGTGAACACGAATCGTTCCCATGGAAAAAGCTTGAACGGAAAATATTTTTCGTAGCTGAAATATTTTTCTGCCTGAGCAACATCAATGTAGATATCTTCTGACAAAAACATGCGCTTGACGTAGTCAATAAGCTGATACTGCTCAGCACAATACGGATACTTATGCTCCTCGACTAGGCTGATATAGTCTGCAAGATACGAGAGGTCAAGAGCTTCTTGCCCCTTACAGCTCTTCGTCATCGTCAAGGTTCTTGACCTTGTCAGTTGACAGGCCCAAGTCTTTCAGAATTTGAAGTTTCTGCTTGTTGTACATATACGCCTGCTTTACGGACGGATTGTCTTTTTCATACTCTTTTCCTACCGCAGAAACTGCCATATAGGTCAGTCCTCTCTTGCGAATATCAGCCTGCATTTTCCTTTCCTGTTTTTCATAAAACAGATAATCTGAAACCAGCGATTTATAGAAATCGACAGAAGCTCCCATTTGTTCGAGCTGCTCTATCAACGACTGTTCAATCTCTGATAAACTCGGTTTTTTCACTTTTGCCAACTCCTTACATTTGACTTTTCTTGAAAAAAATTCTCTCACGTGCGTGCGAGGGCGGATTTGTCTTCTGTGCCTCCCGTCGTACAAGGCCGAAAAAATTTTTCGACCCTTGACCCCGGGGGGTATCGCCGCAAGGCGCTCACCACCGCTCCTCATTGACGAACTTATCTGCACGTTCTTGCCAGCGCCGTTCTGGGTGCTGTGCTTCATGACAGTCATGACACAGTGCTATCAGCTGTCTATGCCGTTCGCCATTATCGTCATAGTAATACCGACTGTATGCAAGCTGCGGAAATTGCTTAAGATGCTTGACGTGATGAAGAATATTTGCTCTCGTCACCTTGCCTTTGCACTTGCATATCTGACACTCATTGTGCTGCTCTGCGATAACGCTCTTACTGAACTTTCTCCAGTAGCGGTCGTTGTAGAACTTGTCAACTCGTCCGTCCTTGATTAGCTCTCTGATCTGACTCGTACTATACACGTTATCACCTCGCATATATAGCACAAGGACCACGTCATACAACGTGGCCCTTGCACCGGCATAAAACTATGGAAAAACTATAACAACAACCCCGCATTATCATCATAGCATGCAGAGTGTGTTCGTGCGTGTTACAACGTGTTTTTTTTGCAAAACTTGCAATGCCTGCCTTTGCAGTAGTCCTCTGAAGCATTGGCTTGCCTGGCTATCCACGCCCATGACGGTGGCTGCCAAGCTCCGTCCTTGCGTGGGACAAGATAGCGCAGGCGGAAAATAATCCTGATGAATGCATCATCAATGCTAGACACATATGCTTCAATCTCTGATATCTCTGCTTTGAGTCTGCGATAATCGTCACTATCTGTGCTTACCAATTTCAGTTCAGCCTTAAGCTGTCGATATGACAGCAATCGCTTCTTAGTCATGATAATTCTCCTTTCCCTGCCTTGCCGATAATTCTCTCGATATTTTCGCCAGAATATCTTTCAACAAAACACCGTTTTTTTGAAGCGATTGGGCATGACGTGTCAGGCTATCGTCGATATATGCAACGTATAACTTACCACAGTGAGGGCAGTTATAGCACCATACGTCCCCTTCTATGCTTTGAAATCTCTCTTTGCGAACGCAGACTATGAATGCCTTATGGCAATCATCACATATCACGCTAAGCTCAGCTCCCTTAAGACTCATCATCTCACCCCCTATATGTTCAGCTTCGCCGTTCTCCGGTACATAAACAGCGATATGTAGAACGTGCCGTTATCCTCGTTCCAGAATGGACGGCAATCAGCATAGTAATAATCTTGATACATATTCTCGAACAGTGCCGAGTTATCACAGTTATATGCCATGCTCTGCACCGCACGTTTCGTCAGACGATAATCGTTATTCTGCGGCTGCGGCTTAATGCAGTTCGTTGACGCAACATAGCGCTTGGCGTGCTTGCCGTTGTTATGATCTGAAATCTTCTGCTTGCAGAAATATTTTGCAATTCCTGCACAGCCTGTCTGGTCAAACATCAATGGCAGGACCTTGTCAACATAGCCCTTGCCCCATATGGATGCTATCTCGTTGATAGTCAGACCACCAGTCATGATAACGTGAAAGTGAATACGTCCAGACTTAGAGCCTTGCTCAATGGAATAAATATATTTCATTCTCGGCAAGCCTCTCTTGACTCTTGCTCTATTCACACGCTTGACAAAATTAGCAAAGTCTTTCTTGGCACGCTCAAGGTCAGCAGGATTATTCTGCGGTGCATAGGTCAGCTCGAACTTATAGTCTTTGTCGGTGAAGTTTGCAGGGATAAGTCTTGCCAGAGCTCTTTCAGCATTGATCTGATTCAATCTCTCCTGCACCTTGCTTGTCGGCTTTCTTTTCTTCTTTCGACTAGAAGAACGTGGGCAGGCATAGACAGGATACATATTCACTTCCATGTAGTTTCCATAAATATACTTTTGCTCTCTGTATCTCATAAGGCTCATTGTCATTTCCTCCCACTGTCCGAGTTATTAAGACCCATTACAAGCCCTCATACCCGTGCTTATACACGGGCTGAACACTTGTTCTATACTATATACAATATATAGGGCTTCACTCTGTCATTGCCAACTGCTCATAATTTCTGCTCTTGTCTTTTTCTTCGCACTCCCTGTTGAATACTTCTTGTAACATATCGTGCATGGAATTAATGTCATTAAGAAGTTCTTGTGTTACAACGCCATGGGTTTCACACAGTACACCGAGCGTAAGCAAGCCTGCTTTGACGATTATCATATCATCAATGGAATAGTATGTAAGAATTTCATAATCATCTATTACTTCAAGGAATGCTTTCGGGCATATATGCACTTTTTCTGTGCCTGAGAATATCTGATATTCGCTTGGCCCGGCAACGAATGTTGAACGACGATCTATAATCTTGCCTGTTGTGCATGAAGCGATGTTCATAACAATGCTGCTTTCAATAGCAGGTGGCAGCTGCTTACATTTCCAATTCTCACGGTCACTTTCATTAATGTCAAAAAGCGTGAGTAACTGCTCACTGGTATTCATGTTCGGCATGCCGTAAAGCGGATATATTGCACTTCCTGAGCCGATCCATAATGAATTATCATTCTCATTATAGAAGTAGGATATGGTCTTAGCTGCTTTAGTACATATTCTTTTCAGCTTTGATATTTTCATTTTCTCACTCCTTTACTAAGGTACTTCAAGATTGCTTCCTGCGCCTGCTCAAAGCCTTTGCAGACAACTGCAAGATAGCCGTTGTCATTAAGCGTTTTCAGAAACTTCTGTTGAGATTCCGATACTCGTCCACCTGATGTGTGTTTCATTTCTATAAAAAGGCCGTAGTAACCGCCACGTGCCACCGGAAGCATTATGTCAGGCACACCTGACTTTACGCCCTCAGACTTAAGATCTGAGGCAGTTCTATAGTGGCGATAGCCGCCGTTCGGTATAGCGAACATATACTCCAGTTCGGGATACTTGCCTGAGCTGAACGTTGCCCACTTGAAAAGCAATGCCTGCTCTATATGTTCTGTTGGTGTGTTTGAATTTTTCATTTTTTTCACCACCTTATTGATATCAGCCTAAAATGTTACTGTCACATTCAGTACGGCTGCTGCTATCCAGTAGACGGCTTTCTTATAATCCTTTTGTATAGCATATATGATAGCCGCTCCCACGTCCAACAGGATAAGCAGCAGTGGAAAAATGTATTCAGGTTTTATTTTCATCATTGCTTATTCCTCCTCAAACTTTTGTGCTCTTGTTACGGGAACATTCCCTCCAAATGATATTTCTTGAAACATTGCCATGACTCTTTTTCTTGATAAACCTCATCATACCTTGCCTGAATGCCGTCAAGCGTCATAGCTATTTCTTGCTGATACTTCACTTCGGGATAGTACGTAACTTGCATGAATTTGAAAATCTCAGGATTAATATTCATTCCGCTCTGATATCGTGCCAAAAACGCTTCCATTTCATATTCCAAGATATAGAAAAGATATCTTGTTCCCATGCTCTTGTCTTTGGGTTGAAATACGCCGTACTTGGTTTCCAGCTCAGAGTTCTCGCAAAGATATCTTACTTTTCCGTCCGTAGCGGATAGCTGAATATAGACAGTGCCAGCTTCGTACACTTTGCCTTTTTTCACACGTTCAAATGTTACCAGGTCAAGCAGTGGTTTGCGCTCTTTTTTGGCGTGTGAAAGAATGTAGTCCGTGCGGTTTTCAAGATTCTTCATTTCAAGCCACGTTGCCATAGTTTCACCGACAATGTCCTGTTCAGTGAAGAATTTTAAAAAATCGTCCTTGACCTGACTGTATTCATCATCACCGCAGAGATCTTTCAACACCGCCATGAGGTCATTCGTTGCCTTACGCACTTCAAGCTCACTTTGTATCAGTTCTTTGCAGATATCTTTAAGCGGTGGAAGTTCTTCCTTTTCAAACGTGTCAACATAGCGTGGAATGTTCAAGTTGTAATCATTCTTAGCGACTTCTTCATAGCTTGCCACGTTTGAGAATTTTTCAACAACACTACGGCCGTGATATGTATCGGCTATTTTCTGAATATGCTCGTCCGTCATGACGTTTTGCTTGCCGTGCTTTTCAAAAAGCTTTTCGGCACTGATAAACAAAATGTCTCTCGTTTGCTTGTTCTTGCTGAAGACGATAACATTGACAGGTATACAGGTATTCAAAAACATATTTTCAGGCAATGAGATAACTGCGTCTATCAAATTATTTTCTATGAGTTGCTTGCGGATCCTGCCCTCTGCATTTCCTCGGAAGAGAACGCCTGCTGGAAGGATATAGAACGCTTTGCCTACGTCCGACAGCCTTGACAAGCCGTCAAGCACAAACGCATAGTCACTAGCCTTAGCAGGTGCAAGGTCATAGCCTTCAAAGCGTGGGTCTGACTTCGGCTCCCATTTCAGTGAATAAGGTGGGTTTGATATGACAACGTCCGTTGCATTCTCCTCATACGTATCAACAACTTCTATGTCGCTGAACTCGTCCGATTTGCTCAACTTATAGACTTTCTGCACTTCGTTGAGCAGGACGTTTTTTTGCAAAACAACAGCATTCTTATTTCTCAGTGCAAGATTGAGAAGTAGCACAGGGATACTCATTTGCGATAATTCTTCGCATTGGAAGACGCTATCCCTATCCATACCAACCGACAGTGCGCCAGTTCCTGCACATATATCAATTATCTTTTCTGACTTTGGCGCAAGATTAGAAATCAACTTGCACAGACAATCGGGCGTATAATCCTGCTTTAGATTATTGCGGTTTGCGTTATTCTCTTGAAAATAGTCACGCAGGCAATCGTTATTGCCGTTGAAACCTTGCTTGACAAATTCCTTACATAGCTTGTCTTTTTCAACGTTGTCAAGAAGTTTCGCAAGAAGTGCCTGCGGAAGTTCAAAACTTTCTTTTATGCCGAACAGATTGTTGATTATTTCTGTTGTCATCTATGTCCTGCTTTCCAAACATTACCCCTCAAGGTCATCAGCCGCCTGTCTGAGCCACTTGCTTGTGACAGTGATAAACTTTTCCTTGGTCTGCGGGTCTTCAATATCATTGATTTTTTCAATAAATTCTGTAAGCCCTTTCTGAACGTTTTCAAAGATGATCTTCAGCGCAACCCTTGCTCCGTTTGTATTGCCTGACTTCAATTTCTTTTCCAGCTCTGCCTTGGCGTGGTCCGCTTCTTCTGCCTCAGCCTTAGCCTTGCTGAGGGCGGTTTCATACTTGGCAACGGCTTCCTTAACGGCATTGTCACGTTCTGTCTGCGCTTCTTTAAGAGCGTTATCTTTTTCAGCTTCTGCCGCCTTCACGGCTTCACGGCTTGACTTCTTCAGCGAATTCAGCTCTTTCATGTGCTCGGCGTGAAGTTCCTGACGGATAGACAGCCTTATCTTGTCAATCTCTTCTTCGTCGAGGTCTCTCTTAACTACCTCAATAGGCTTGTCCTCGGCCTGCTTAAGCTTTTCTCTCAGTTCTTCAATCTCAGCTCTGAGGGACTCGGCGCTTTCTGTCTGCTCCTTTTTCTCCTCCTCAAGGAATGTCAGCTGCTCGCCTAACGCCTGCTTTTCTTTGATTAGCTTCTTGACTTCTTCAACTGTCATTCCGCCAAGGTCATGTGTGTCAGCGAATTCTTCACGTTCGTACTCCGGAAGCTTGGAGAGAAGCTCCAGCTTTGTCACGCCTATACTTGCGTGTTCTTCGAGAAACTTTGTACTGTTGTCCTCATAGAGTTTGATATAGGTATACGCCTGACGTTCTTTGAACGTGTAATCACCATTGCTCTCGAGATAATTCTTGAAAGATTCATAGCCAAGTGCAGTGTAGAGCTTATAGTCTCTGATATTTTTCAGTGACCTGCCCATCTCTACGATAGCCGTAGCGGCTGTCCTGTAGCATTCGCATATGTGCTGGTGTTCTACCATAGCCGTTTTCATAGATACTGTAATTTCTGTGTTTTCCATTGCGTTTCCTCCTATTTTGGTTAGTTATTCAGCGGGTATAAGCTGCGCCTGTCGGCGCAATGTGAGATTATCAGAATTAAATAAGCAAACCGGGGCAAGCCCGACACTGCCGTCCACACAGTAGTAGTTGATAGCTCCTTTCGGGGTGACGTAACGCATGTAGCTAGCGTAGCCAGTGTCGCACCTCCACGGAGTAAGCGTCCACATACAGCCTTCAAAGAGCGGCACATAATCTCTATACTTGCGGTACTGGTCGCAAGTGAGCAGCGTTATATAATCTTCACACGTTCCGTAAGCTTTATCACCGTTATCGGCGACAAGGTCAGACGTTTGCTTTATAAGATGCTCCGTGTTAAAATGTCCCTCTAGCACATCTTCGTTAAGAAAGCGGCGGAGAGTGGATTTCTCCCAGTTGTTGCAGCCGTCCTTGAACTCCTCGTTAAAACGCTTTTCACACCAACACTCAGCCGTTATTGCTAAGTAATTGCCGTCGATAATATCGAGGCATATAAAACGTATACCATTATATACAAACTCCTTACCGAGTTTGATCTCATTCATTGTAATTCCTCCTAGCTTGCTTTTCTCCTCTTATTCTGCTTCTTCTGACTATTCAGCCACTCTTGGAAGTTGACTTCAAACGCCTTGATTATTTCAGGCTTTTCAAGCTTCTTGCCCGTTAAAGGGTCTTTGGCTTGTTCATTCTTAAATCCGTGGCATTGCACGATATGGTCAGCATTGTCTAT